CCAAGGTCAAAGAGACTCCTTTGCGGTCAACAGCACCTGCTCCTTCAAAAGTGGCTGATCCATGGGGTGCTCCAACTGCAATTCCTCGGTCAACTGTTGATTTAACAACAATTCAACAAACGCAAAACCCTAATGTTGTTGTTCAAGCGACAGAAGCTGTAGACGGCGGTCTTGATCAAGCTATTACTAATTTGTCAGTTATTCCCGAACAACGTCAAGTCAACGGTTTTAAGCTATTCAGTCAGGATGTTGACCGTATTATCCGTGAAGCGCGTCTTCAAGAGTTAACAAACCAATTTCCAACTGAAGTTGCTAATGTCGCACAAGTACGCCAGGGTGTTGTATCAGGCAATCCTTGGGAACTTGAAGAGTTACTTGAAGAAGGTGGTCGTCAGGCCCAAGAATTTCTTGGCTCGCGTTATGAACGTGGCGGTCGTACCGTTGCAGATTTAACAGGAGAGCTTGAGGTTTCTCCGGCCCTTGGTAGACAATTACGTAAATCTGGCATCAATGTCCGCCAGGGACGTGGTGTTCAGTTAAGTCAATTTTCTGATACCCCCACACGCGAAGGTATTGGTGTTAACCGCTTCACGCCTAACGAAATCTTGGAGCGTACGATGGCTGCGGCTTCATATCCACGTGAAATACGTGACATGCTCCTGGACCCTTCCGTCAAACTTTCTGATGTAATCCCCCTTGGTCCAGTTGAAGCACGTGATACTTATTTAAACAAGTACGTGTCGGAGAATGCGGATCGCCTTTATGAGGCTGGTGCAATTAAAAATCCTGCGTTAGTGCGTAAGTACGCAACACCTGAGCAATTAACACTTTCTCAGTTCTTGGGGCGTACTCCGCAAGTTCGTGGTGGTGCAGTAAGCATCAACCCAACGATGGAGATCGCAGGTGGTGCACGTGCGTCAATGACTGGAGCAAACGTCGAAGAACTGCAAACCGCTACAGTTGGCGGCCAGGGCTTGACATACGCAGATACAACTAATTTAAAACAGTTGCAACAAAAAGAAAAGTTAGAACAAGCTGGTTTTACCTATGATCCAAATACAGGCAATTACTTACAGGAAGAAGATATTCCTGATTTAGATCCTACGGAATACATGTCTCGCGGTCCTCAAATGGGTACTGATTATGGAGACACAGAAGGTGTTGGCAATCTTTTGATTGAAACAGAATCTTTCCGCGAGCGCACCAATCAAGGAACAACTCAAATCCCAGGCGCTGTTCAACAAATGTCGGGATTACGCGGTGGATCAGAACGTCAGGAACGTTTTTCCGATGTTGTCACTCCATTACGCCGCACAGCGGAAGGGCAGCAAACGTCAGGCCTTGACGTTGTTGCTAACCCGGAAATGCCTTTTGCTCGTCAACTTCGCGCTCAAAACGTGGGTTACCGGCAAGGTGGACGTTTGACCTCGGAAGATCTCAGTGCACAAGGAACAAGACTTGTGGGTGGTTTTGAAACGGCGGAATCAAATGTATCAGATGCAATTAGTACACTGCCTTTGACAGAATGGCGTCAAGAAGGCGGGGTTATCCGTGGCTCTGATGGCAAATTATATTCCGCTGTTGGCCTTGAAGTTGTTGGTGAGCAACCCCTGATTGGCTTCAAACGTACTCCTATTATCCAAATAGATCCGACAACAGGAAGAGAGAGGCGCATTGGGTTTGAAACGCCACCAGATGCAACTCCCGTCCCTTTGACATTATCGCGTCAGACGTTACAGCAATATGCAGAGGATGCAAAAAATGCATATTTCAATGATCCATCGGCTAAGTTACGTTACCTTCAAGAACGTAATCCAGAAGCTCTGGAACTTGGAAGAGCGCAGGGTAAAACATTGGCCGAGATTGGCGAGCCTTACGATTACCAAGGATTTATTACGCAGCAACTCGATAAACAGTTAATGGAAAATGAAGGGATTGATCTTCCTTTCTTAAAGCCGGATATCGATAAAGTAACCGGTGCGCAACGCTTAAATAAGGAAGCAAGTACTTTTGCAATGAATTTACTTAAGACAGAGAAAAATACACCTGTCTTTGGTGAACAATTTTTAATTGATCCTAATACTGGACAGCGAATTCCGCTCAGGGATGACCAAGGCAAGATCATGACCAATAGAGGTGGTTATGTCATTTATCAGACCACTGGCAAGAAAGTTGCAGTTCCCGGAAAATATGACGTAACCGGCGGCGGGGGTGTTGATCCAATGACCATTGCGGATGAATACGAAAAAGGTAGTGTTTCTTATTACACACCACGCGTTGATACGGCTTCTCAATCTAAAGTCATGCAGTTAGGTAAAACTCTTGACATCCCGGCATCTTCAATGATTGGCGCGGTTTCCAATCCTATTGGAGTATTGGCCTCACCCTTGGTAGCAGGCACCCCCACTGGTAATTTAATGACTGCCTTGCGTAATCAAATGTCAACGCCCCAAACGGGTGAAGGCATGCGCACTGTTCCTGTCAGAGACCCGAGAACAGGAAATGTTATTGGCCGCCAGCAAGTCTCGACTATGAATATTGGTTCTTTTGCGCGGACACAAAATCCTTATACAGGACCTGCCGCACCTGCCATGGGACCCGCATCACGTGTTATTTCTGGTAATTATCAATACACAGATCCTCAATTAACAGTTGATCTTGAGCCGACATCACCACGTCAACAACAAGAACGTAATAGGTTTGCATTAGCTGCAAATCTTACTCCCGGTGGACGTGTTAAAGCAGGTGCTTTAAATCTCAGCGGAAATCTTGGTATTATTAATGCAGGCCTTGGAAATCTAACCGAGTCCCAAACCATTCAACGCTACGGACTAACCGGTGGACAATTACAGCAGTTTGGTAGACAGCTCATGGATCAGGCAGCACAACGTCGCAATCTTCCTTCTGGCCCAACTAGTGTTTCCGCTGCTCCTCAAGTACCGTCTACCGGTGGTTCTAGGCAGCCTGTAATTCCAGGTGTCCTGGAAGGTTCTCCCTTAAACGAGCGTGGGTACAGCCCTAACCCAACACTTGATTTTTATGAACGTACCTTACAACAAGAAGCTGCTCAACTTGCAGCTAATCAACCTCAAGAACGTCTCGTTCGTAGACAAGGTAAATTGGTTCCACTGAGTCAAGTTACGAGGCCCAAACAACGTAATGTATTTTTCCAAAGGGGTTAAATATGACTGAAAAGAAAAAGAAAGACAAAAAGTGGATTCAAGGCATGGAGATGAAGGAGGGGGCCTTTACTGCTAAAGCAAAACGCAAAGGCATTACCACTGCTCAACTCCAGGAAAACGTGCTATCCAATCCAGATGAGTACGATGAAAAAACAGTGAAACAAGCACGGCTTCGTCAGACGTTGGTAGGATTGAAAAAACGTAAAGATAAGAAGTAATGGCAAAGGATCATCGCTTAGCTTTAGATCGTTATATTGATTACACAAAAGATCCTTTTCTTAAAAAACGTCAAGTTAACTTTGACGATTCTTTTGCATCTAAGCCATCCAGTGGTGCCGCACCGTGGATGCCAAGTCGATTCGAGCAATCGGACTTATTGCGTCGCATTCAAACACGTAAGTTAAGACTTAACCCTGGCCTTAATTTTGTTGGTAAAACACCAGAAGAATATGAGGTGTTTGCTGACATCGGTCGTTTTGTACGCAACGAAAGTTATGACTTTAATGAAGGGCGTGCTTTGACAGCCTTGCGTCCTGAAGACCAGCCAGGCTTTTCTCCTGTGTGGGTAGAAGCTTATCGCATTAGTCCGACCGTTAATCCAGATAAGCGCGCAAGTAATCCAATGCCACGTATGACCAACCCTGATCCCAAGGGTTATATGATGGCATCAGCAGAGAAGCGTGCATTAAATGAGGTGGAAGACAATAAGTCTGTTGCTCAACTACTTAATAAACCTTCAGAAGAAGACAACAAGGAAGAGCCAGAAAAAGCCTAGGTCTATAATAAAGAAAAAGAGTAGATAGGTGTCTTTCCAGCGGTTATTAAGTTTTGTTGGACGCAATGCTGGTGACGTTGCAAAGTCCGTTCTCCCCGGCAGTTTACTGGCCGGGGGATTTGGTATGCTTGAAGGCCCTGGCGCAGCACTGACCTATGGCCTTGCGGACGCAGCGGCTGCTTTCCCAGCAACAATGGCAGCCCGTGCTTTGACGCGTAATGTAAAGACACCTTGGATCAGGGGTGCAGCAGAAAACACAGCAAATATTGGAGCATCTCTTGGATCTACTCTTGTTGCAAGTAACTTGCTTTACGGTAATCAGGCATTGGCACCACAATCTCAACAGATTGCGCAACAAGTTGAGCAACGTGCTTTAGTTAATAACCTGGGACAAGGACAGCTCCTATCCCCTGGCACTAATTTTCAAATGGCAGGAATGCCTGACCCTGAAAATTTTCAACAGCTTTTAAATCAACGCAATAACTGGACTCAATACTTAAGCCCTGAAGATCAAGCTTTAATTCAACAAACTATGGGAGGCGTGGTGTAATGGGGTTCCAGCAGCTACTCAATGACCTTTCCACTGGTGCAAGCAAAAGCGCTGAAGCTAGTCGCCTTGCTTACTTGCAGGGTGAGCGCAATCCAACGATTCTTAAAAGTGCTCCAGGTCTTCGTGGTGAGTACCACCAAAACCTTAAAAAGTTAGGTGTTTCTCTTTCTGAAACACCTGTTCAAGCCGTAGGTGCTTTTGCGACCCGTCTGATGACTGATGTCACAAATGACGGAACACGCGGCATCTATTGGCGTTATAACCACCCCCTAGCAATCTTGGAGACAGGCGCCAAGGCTGCCATTGGTAAAGAGGCATACGAAGCCCTGGGACCCGCAAAGACAGGTCTTATTACTGCCAGTATTGTTGTACCCGCTACTGCTCTTGCCGGTGCATACAACATTGCCAATCCTGGTGAAATGTTTAGGCCAAAGGGTTTTGCTCAAGCGTATGCAGGTGAAGGTTCAGAAGATCGCAGAGAAACAACACAGCCCGTACCTGAACTGTTTGAACGTTTTTTCCTTGGCCGCACAGGACGCCCTCTTGCATACGAAGAAGCACAAAAAGATATTCCCTCCTTAACACCTGAACGCTACGGCAATTACCTACGCAACTACTATCAAGACAAGGGATTCCTTGGCATCCTAAAAGCAACACCTGAGAACTTAGAAGGCGTACCAGAAGCTCGGCTCCTTGGTTATCCAGTGACTATTCCTTCTGTTACCACGGCTGTTGGTGGTATTGCGGGCGCTGCTGCTGCGATACGGACTGCTCCCAAATTGGGAGGTTCCTTCAAGCGTGGCTTAGCAGGCGCTGCATTAGGTTCTGGTGCTGGCATCATCGCAGGCAACTTAGCTAACACCGCACTTGCCGCAAAAGCAACTGAGCAAAAACTACCAACCATCGGTCAGTATGAAATAATGCAGTGATAGAATTTATTTAAATAAGGTCCTATTTATAAATGACACCGGAACAGTTAGCCTTATTGCAAGCTGGCGCAGAAGAAGTATACGATCCGAACCTTCGTGCACGTGTACTGGCTGGTGAACTTCCACCTGAAGCATTGAATCCCCGTGGCGCAACACCGATTGGCCCACGAACTGATCTTCAACAACAAGCTAGACAAACGTTTCGGCAAGGGGTGGATGCCACAGGACAAGCCATAGGTCGAGGCAAAGAAGCTGCTCAGCAATTCCTTGGTAAATATGGCAAATACGCACCAGTTGCGATTGGAGCGGCTTCTCTTGTACCAGGCGCAACAACTGCTCTCTCTGAACTTGAAGCCGGTCGTCCTGCAGGTGCTTTAGGTGCTCTTGCTCCAGGGGCATTGAGCGCTGTCGGTACAGGACTGGCGATGGCACCTCATCCTCTTGCTAGGGTTGCAGGCTACGGTCTGATGGGTCTTGGCGCACTTCTCCCCGGCGCAGCAGCTAAAGGTGTTGAGTCGGCAAAGCAAAAGGCTACTGGTGAACCAACTACTGGTAGTGACTCCTTCAGTACTCAACTTGCAATGCGCGGTAAGATTACCGAGCAAGACTTGAGCATGTTGAATCGTGAACTTGGTGTCCGCACAAGCAACATCAAAGATTTGACTCAGTTCTATAACCAAGCTCAAGTTGACCAATTCAAGGCAATGGCGCCTGAGATTGAAAAAGCTAAGCGCAATGATTTCATTCGTTACCAATCAGCAATGGCACTTCAAGGTAATATCCAAGGCCAACTTGGCGTGTTAGCCACTGCCGGTTCCCTGGCACAAGGCGCACAAGCTGGTAGTTACGGTTTAACGCAAACAGCATTGACCAATAATCCGTACGCAGGCTCTACTATCCAAGCTCCTCAAATTCGCTTTGGGTGATCACAATGAATACTCCTAGCTACGGTCAACTAAATGTTTCAGGTTTTGGTGCCGCACAACCAAGCCCGACACCAGTTGCTGGCCGGTTTCTAAACTTTGATAAAGATCGCATCCAGCAATACAAGGATGCATTTGGTAGCGATCTTGGTGCCATGGCATACCTGCTTGAGCAACAGCGTTCACAAGCGTCTGATCCACAACGCATCAAGGAAATGCTTGATGTGATTGGCCCGTATCAAAGGGAGATTGCAAAAGAGAATCAACGCCTTGGAATGGAGTCCAGCCTTTTTGCTGGTTTTGTAAATTTCCCTCAAAGAATGAGCGACGCACGTCTTGCTGGTCATTATTACCTTCCCGAGACCATGCAGACCATTCAACGGGGTATTGATCGAGCCATTCCTTTTTCCAATCGTAGTTACGTGAGCCTTTAAATCATGAGCTGGAATAGTGGTTTTGGAGTTGATAACAATGGTGTTTTTGGCGCTATTGGTGCCAATTTAGGAAACAATCCCTTTGGCGGTTACGGCGGTCTGAATGTTGGTAGCTTTGGTGGTGCTGCCCCTTCTTACGGCGGTAATGTTGCAACTGGCGCATTCGGCAACATGGGCGGCATGATGATGGGCCTTAACGCCGCGCAATCATTTGCCGATGCTATTAAACAAAAGAATTTAAACGCTGCAGCCCAGAATCAATTTGCGGCTCAAAACGCAATGTTTGATGCTGGGGTTGGTAAAGACATTTTAGCGCAAAAATGGAATCAATCTAGTTCTTTATTAGGTCCAATTCGTGGAGCACAGGTTGCAAATAACATAGGGCCGTACAGGCTTTCTTTGGCTAAGGCTAATCTGCCAGACCTTGCAGGTAAATATGGCAGTTTTGGCGCTTTCTCGTATTCTCCTGTATAAAATCATTTCGGTTAAAATACAGATAACGTGTAAGGTTTTATAAAATAAATGGCTTTCCCATTGGCTGCAATTGGAGCTGGCCTCGCCTCTAGCGCAGGTGGCTCATTATTAGGCGGTCTTTTCGGAGGAAATGACGTACCTACCTATGAGCCTTCAAAGCTCATGGAGTTACTTGGTGGCTATGCTGAAAAACAAATAAAGCCTACAAAATCACAGAAACAAGCGATCTTAAAAGAAGCCGCAACCTATGGCTCTCCTGGTGCTAAAGAAGCTTTTCTTCAAAGCTATGTTGGCAAGTTTGCTTCTCCCTTCATTGAAAAACGATTAGCAAAAAGTTACAAAACACCTATTGATTTTGAGTCTGGTCCATATCGTGATGTAGCCTCTTATGCTTATGGGCAGCAAGGTTTAAATCTATCTGAGGACGCTTTCCAGAAATATATTAATCTTGCTAAAGCAACTGGCGTCCGCAGTCCAGAAGCTCTTTCGGATATTGTGCGTAGCGATCTAATTGCATCTGGTAAAGCAAAAACACCGGGTGATATTGAATGGGAGCAAAGATTTGGTCCGATGCCGGTATCTGAAAGCGGCGAAAGAATTCGTGGCTTTAAAGTATTTAGGCCTGGCTCTGCTAATACTGTTGCACAAATGATTTTAGGGTGATCAAAAATGTCTAAGAAAAACGCTCCAGCGAAAAAAAATGATCGCGGTCCAGCAGGGAATACGGCTAGAGGTAAAAACCCTCTTTCTACACAGGCTGCTAATCAATCACGCGGAGTAAGCAGCCCATCCCCTGGCGGAGGAGGCCGAACTATTAAGGTTGCCGGTCAATCTTTTGATGTAGGTAAGACTTTTGGTGCTGGAGATATTACTAGGATTCAAGCTGCTGTTCCTGCTGCCAATCTTTCTCAAATTCAACAAAAAGTTCGGGGAAAGGATATAGCAATTGGTTCAGGTGCCAAGGATACGTTTAAAGCCGCAGCTTCGGCAGCTGCTCAGGCTAAAGCAGATTCTGATGTCGCTGCTACTCATCAAGTTTTTGAAGACATTCTAAATGAGAGAGGTATCGGCACTAATGATGTTTTATCGGAAGTGCCCGAAGGTTATGTTACTGACCTTGAATATGAAGCAGGATTAGATAAAGCTAATCTGGACATGCAGCGCCAGATTGAGCAGCTCCGCCAAGCTGGTCAGACTGAACGCCAAAAACTCATAAATGAAAACAATCTTGCTGTCACGGGTGCAGAAGTAAAAGGAAAGCTAGATCTCCAAGGCATTGTTAATGCTGGCTACAAGAACATTGCCAATATCGAACGGGGTTCAAATATGTTCTCTAGCATCATGGGTGCATTCAACTTCTAAGTTGTTTGTACTAAAATATCTTTATACCTCTTAAAGGACACATGACTTACAGCGTGAATCCTGCCGCTGGCAATCGCAGCCGCCCCACCAAAGCACAGCTCCTTGCTGAAGGCATGACTGATGCCGAAGCTACGGAACTCATCAATTCCATTGGCTCCCGTGAATACGGTGGTGGCATGTCGCGTGCCGAGCTTCAGGACTTTGAGACTCTTATCGGTCGTCTGGAAGGTTCCAAGATGCGTCAGGCTGCTCAAGGTAACCGTGCTCGCCAACGCGACGTCATGGCCGGTGGTCTCGCCAGCATGATGACTAATTTCTGATGACATGAAGGGCGACAACGCTGGCTCAACTGAACAAGCTGAACTCAACCGATATCGGCAGGCTGCAGACGTAGCCTATCGCTACGCAAAGAACAAGCTTGAGTCCAAGGTAAAACCTGAGGACAAGGAAGACGAGTCAGCGTTTGGCCCTGAAAAAGAAGAGGTTCAAAAATGACATCCTCCTATACGGGTACCCCATCTGATTGGGAGACACCCGAAAATCTTGATCCATACGATCTACTGTTTGACGAGGATAAGGCTCGTAAAGCTGCGTCTGCCGTTAAGATTTTCCAAGATGTTTCCGTTGGTTCTACCAAGGAAAAGATGAAGGAAGAAGGCGCTCAGCAACGTGCAACCATTGGAACCTCTGGTGAACAACAACGTGAGACAGCAGCTCAAGCCCAGCGCTTCGCTCAGGAAGACGAAGCACGAGACTATAATCAGTCCCAAAGGGCATATCGATATTGAGATCTTCGGCCAATGGGTCGATAATCTTGATGCACCAACCGAAGAAGCGTTCACGGGTTTTTGCTCTGAAAACTATTCGGTAATTGAGTGCTATCTTTACGCCCGCTTCCTTGGTTACACTGGCAGCATTGCAGGTTGTGATCTATGGGTTCAAAAGAACTATCCCAAGCCTGATCACAGGGCAGTTCTTTTGAATGAAATTGAAGAGATGCAGGAAGATATTCGTAAGCTTCGTGCGGACGTTGATGACGGCATTGTTAAACGTGACGCCGGCGTTGCACGTATCGCTGGCATGCAAAAAGAATTGCGTGGGACCATTGCACAAGTTGAACTGAGCACGGCCAATAAGGATCGCAAGGGCTTGCTTATGGCTGGTGCGGATCGTGCTATACGTGAGCTTCTTACCATTTTCAAAGATGATCCAATTGAAGTTCCCTTGGAAGAAGCCTCAATGAGCGTCTGGGCTCATATGCAACTCGAAGAATAGACCAAGTAAACTTGAAGGATGAACCAACCGGCACAAAAACCTCAATACGGGGAAAATATCGCTGGACGATTATTTGACGTTGCTCGCCAACTTCAAAAGAATCGTGAGCGCGTAACTGGTTTTCGTCGTCCCACACCCGTTATTGATAAGGTAGCTGACGGGGAAAAAGTCATCGCCGCTTTACAAGCCAATAAACAAGATGAGCAAAAACAAGATGCCGCCAGAACTCCTGGAGCACTTCAAAAAGAAGGAGGCCAAGAGGGAGGACGGCAGCGAAATGTCGGACAAGGAGAAGAGGAAAGCAGCATTGGACAAAGCTCGGAAGTACCAGGAACAAAAGAAAGACAGCAAGGACAAAGAATGAGGTAGTATTCAGTAATACACTGAACGATACTTCTTGTGCCTGCGTATCAACATCTTGCATACCGCCGTAACGCACAAGCGGCTGCTCGCAGGCAACAAATTCGAATCCCACGAAATCTTGAATCCCTGGAGAAAGCAAGGGAAGATTTTGGATTTTTTTGTGAGTACGTAGCAGATAAACCTCCGGCTGACCACCACAAAGAATGGCATCGTCACTTTGTCACCAACGAAGACAGTAGCTGCTTGCGAAAGATTGCAGGACCAAACGTTGATCTCCTGGCACCCCGTGGTTCTGCTAAATCAACAGTCTTAGGTTTGTTTACCGCTTGGGCCATTGGTGTTCATACGGCAGCCAAGTTACCGCTGCAGATCCTGTATTTGTCGTACACAGTCGATATTGCGCGTTCCAAATCAGCAACCATTAAACGCATCATTGAAAGCAAGCGATACCAAGAAGTTTTCCCAACCGTACGCCTTCTAAAGAACGTCACCAGTAATGAGTACTGGTCCATTGACCATAAATTTGCAGGCATTGATACCACTGGTGAGGAACAATTTACACTTTGCGCTGCAGGTCTCAAGGGCTCGGTGACCTCCAAGCGTTCCCATCTGGTCATCATCGATGACGCCATTAAATCTGCTGCAGATATTTCCAACCCTGACATCCGGAAACAGATGCAGGACAACTGGAATGCTGTGATTGCACCCACCATGTTTGAAGGGGGCCGGGCGATCTGCCTTGGTACGCGCTTTAGACATGATGACATTCATGCCACGACCTTCAACCCACAAAACAATTGGTTGCAAATTGTTCTTTCCGCAATTATCAATGATCCCAAAACAGGGGATGAAATGTCGTACTGGCCATCGATGTGGTCCTTGGATTACTTGAAGGAAAAGAAACGACAAGCTCCAATTGCTTTCTCGTTCCAGTACATGAATCAAGTCATCAGGCAAAACGAGTTGTCGTTGGCGCCAGAGCTGATTGTTAAGGCGGAGATTGCAACAGAGTTTGATGCTCTTGGGATTGGGGTTGATCTTTCGGTTGGCACAAAAGAAAAAAATGATTACACTGTTATGGTTCTTGGTGGCCGCATTGGCGATCAGATTCACATCATTGATTACAGGCGTCTACGCGTCATGGGCAACCTAGAAAAACTGGATGCCCTCAAGGAGTTGCTAAATGATTGGTCAATCCTCGGCAAAGATGAAGGCGGCCATTACTTCCCGACTTATTCCACGTGTGACATCTGGAGTGAAGCGGTTGCGTACCAGGCATCTCTAGAGGCTGACTTCAAACGTGTATGCCTCACCAACGAAAGCTTGTACAACTTGAACTGGCATGCCGTCAAAGGATTCCGCGCCGATAAGCTGGCACGTTTCCGTGGTTGCATGGGCATGTTTGAGGATCGCAAGATTATCTTTAATCGTTTTCGTAACTTCACAGCTATGTTTGAAGAGTTGACTAACTTTGGTGTCAGCAGTCATGACGACTGCGTTGACGCCTTGGTTTACCTGTTGACCGGATTGATGCGTAAGGGGCAACTTCAGCTTGATTACTAAGACCTAGAATTAGAAAAAAGAATTTACAGATGTCTTGGTTAGATACAAACCAAAGCGGTGGCGTAGGTCGAGCAGACATTGACCGCGCTATTGCCGCCGGACGTAGTCAAAAAGAAATCAGAGATGAGCTGAGTCGTTTACAAAGCTCTGGTTATAACGTAGGTGAAAAAGCAAAAACGTGGGGAGGAGGATTTGATCCTGCCTACTCAATGTCTGTTCATAAAGACTATCAACAACAGATTGGTCAGCTCGAACAATTCAACAAAGATAACTACGGCTCTATTGGATTGGCCGCTGTCGAACGAGCCAGGGCAGCCGGAGTTTCTGACCAAGACATCCGCACTGGCATCGAAAAAGGGCGTTATAAAGTTGGACAACAAGCTTTTGACGCTCTTTACGGGGGAGAACCTACTCCTGTAGGAGGTGGCGCAGGGCGTCCTTATCGCTCTTCTTCTGGCCTGTTGAATTTCATGACAGGTTTTATTAACAGCCAAGATGCAGCCGGAACTTGGAATAAAGGGCCAAGTATTAATAGTTTATCTAAAGAGGATTTCTATTCTTATGCCTCTTCTCGTCCCGAGGCAAACGCAAGAGAGGACTTTAATCCAGAGATTACTAATATCATGGATAAGCGTAAAGATGAAACATATAAGAATTGGCTCTATAGTCAAAAAGCTGATCCACAATCTTTTCTTAACCGTTACTTGAAGGACCTGGTGTGACATGGGACCCGAATACTTGGCCATCGGCTTGACAGCCGTTATATCGGCCATCACAGGCGGTGGCTGGGCCGCATCTAAAATCTTGAATCGATACAACGATCAGGTTCAGCAAGCCTATAGTTACATCGGGTCCCAAAAACGAAGGATTGATGTTTTGGAAGAAGACCTAAAACGCATGCCATTGGAATATGTGTTAAAGGTTGACTTCTTAAGAGAAATTCAAGATATGCATGATAATTTTCGCGAGATTAATAATAAACTTGATAAACTGATCGATAAGATGCTTGACAGTAAATGAGCTACATCCTTGAGGTCCAGGAGGACGAAAACGGAGACCAGTATATTGTTCTTCCCGACGAGGTGATCGAAGATTTGGGCTGGCAAGAAGGCGATATCCTCAATTGGGACGTACGCAGTAACGGCATTGTTCTCAGCAAAGTAAATGACGCTGCTGGCTACGAGGTTATAGAAGAGTAAAATAAAAAGATCGATAGGTAGTTAGATGCGTTACAGCGGTATGGCTAATGTCCCTGGCGCCCCAGGAAATTTTCCGGTTAGCGCAGGTGCGCTGAATGATCTTGTGTATCGTGGAGAGCCCGTTCAAGCAATGCCTATGCCTTATTACGGCGCTCCAGTAGAAATACAACCGCTTGCTCAGGGTATTCCTGCTTTTCAAGATCCTCGTTTCCCTATGACGCAAGATCAGTTTCAACGAGAAGTTGAAGAATTGCGTTTCAATAAAAAGTATCAGGCGCCAGGTTCGTTCAGGCAAGAAATTAAAAACTATTTAAAATCAAACCCTCTTGGCTTACAGGCATCGGCTCCTGCAAACTTTGATGCTAAATACGTCTCTTGAACTGCTAAGCTTTAACTAACACAAGAATAGATAATGGCAGACGCTAAAGCCAGGCTTCAAGAAATCATCAATGCCTATCTCGACAAAGATAGTGACGTTGTTGTAGACACTGGCGTTGTTGCGTCTCATATCGCACAGATGAAACTCTTTGGCATTCGCCAAGGGGTTGAATTCTTCCCGTCCCAAGATAACTTTGGCAACCAGCGCAAAGACTTTATCGATCGTGTAGCCAAGTACAACAAACTTGACACACGCCTGGATTCGATCTGGGAGTATTTCCTGTGTGATGGCAAAGGTCTTTTCTACATCCGCCCTACAAAACAAAACTATCGTCTCTATTATTTCCGCGAACATGAGTATCGTGCGTACTACAACGTTGACGGTGAGCTTGACGAAGTTGTAATCATCTACAGTTATAAGGTTCGCAAGGCTAATGGCTTTGGTGATCAGCTTGCAACCACATCGCTGACAGGTGGCTTGAGCACTGGCAGTCCTGGTGCAAAGCGTTACATCAGGCTTTCAATCAAGCCCAGAGAGATTGAAGAGACGCACTCGGATTCCGAGATGTCGTTTGAGATGCCGACCTATGCACTGACCGGTCATACCAAAACGTTTAAAAATAGTCTTGGCTTTATCCCGTGCGTTGAGATTATCAATAATCCCCAGGGCTTTTCTTCTGAGGGCACTGGTGAATTTGATGCACTAGCCAATCATATTTGTACGCATGACGAAATGATGCGTACGATGCGGAAGAATATCACCTTCTTCGGTAACCCAACGCTGTTGTCGTCTCGTCCCAAAACTGACCTCATGGAGGCAGGGGGAGATGCTATTGTCCAGCGTCCGTCCATTGCTGCAAACTCTGGCTTTACTAGCCCATCACCGATGAGTCGGTCGATGTTTAAGGCGGATCCTGTCAGCCGTGGTGTTGATGGTCAGATCCGCGTTCCACGCGTCATCGCAAACCTGGAACCAAACGATCGTGTTGGCTATATCGTCCCAGATGCAATCACTGGTGACCAAAACGCATTTGCTCGTCAGTATCGAGAAGAGATTCGCACTGCCCTTGGTGGTGTAGACGAACTATCAATTTCTGCTGGTGTGACAGCAACTGAGTACAAATCATTGTTTGGACGTGTTGCTGCAACATCAAAGAAAAAAGCAAATGCTATTTATACACATGGTTTGTGTCGTTGTTTTGAATTGATTATTTATCAAGAAGAGCAATTATTTAAAGCGACACTTGCATCTGCAGCAGGACTTGAAAAGCCTGTAGATCTACCGCCAGATGCTTCACCAGAGGACGAAGCTGGTTATGAAGCAGCAGAGAAACAATACAATGAGCAACTCAAGAGCCTTATGATGGCTTGCGTGGAAGCGCAACAGATTCCGCCCAATGTCATTGGTTTGATTCCAGATGGTGACGTCACTGTTTTGTGGCGTTGGTTGGGACCTGTTTACGAGGATTCCACACAGGACATCCTTAACAACTCCATCGTGGTACGCAACCTTCAGGAGTTAGGTGTTGATAGCATTGAAGCACTGAAATACCTCTTCCCGTCTAAGACGGATGAGGAAAGGGCCGAGATGTTATCTGGGTTCCCATTCAGGATGGTGAACGAATTACAGGGTGCATACTCTCAATTCGCTCGCTTAGTGGGGGGCATGATGCAGACTCCTCACCCGCAAGCACCGGATCTTCCGATGGCTGCGGATCCAAGATTGGATTTAACTCCATATCTGTATCGAACCTTAGAAGCTCTACAAAAGGAGATGAGTTATGCAGGACGCTACCGTCCAATCGATCCCACAGACGAGCCAAGTCCCGGCAGCGGTGGCTCCAAGCAGCTACGTGGCTCCAGCCCCGGTCAATTACCAGGTGGCACAGAGCCCGGCTCCAGTGGCGTATCAAGTGGGTACCAGTTACCCCCAAGCGGTGCCTCAGGTGGCCCCCAATTACCAATCAGCCCCTACGCAGTACGCCCCCCAATCCCAACCGGAAGCTCCGAGCAGCAACCCATGGGAGTCGGCGTTCAACAAGGTGGTGAATCTGCTGAGCGCACCAGTTCAATCCCCGTTCCAGGGTCAATCGTCTCCGACGACTCAATACGCTCCAGCCAATTACGGCCAGCAGTACAGCAACCCAGCTACGCAACAATCGGCTCAGCAGACCTGGTCACCCAACCAGATCTCCTCGCCCAACTCTTCCCAAACCTACTCGGTTCAATCCTTGGCGGACGTGGCGGATCTGCTCCAGTGGAGTCCGGAAACGCGCCACGTGGTAGACGCGTACGGGGTAGAAGCACCCGCAATCCTAAATAACTACGCCCTTCAACTGGAAGGGATGCTGGATAGCGCTGTTGCCTGGGGCAGCAAGGCCCAAGATGTCCTGCAGCGTTATGCCAACTTCTCTGTTGCTGAGCACCAAGAGAATCTGGCTTACAACGAGATCCTGACCAACCCCGATGTACTGAGCGATTACACGCTGAAGTTCTTCGGTCCCGAAGGTCCGTACCCTGTGTACGAAGATGAGGCTCAACTGGAGACCCGTGGTTATCCCACCACATCTGCTTACCAAGCCCTGGGTCAATTCCCTGCACCTCCTGCAGCCTCCGCTCCCCAACAGCCTGAAAACTTCTGGGGTTCCTTCAAGCAGCAAATGGATGTAGATCCTGCGCAAGCCTGGCGCCTTCTGAACCAAGCTCAGCCTCAAGTTGTTGCCAACAAACTGTTTGTGATGGAGTGAGGCCATGCGTGGCGCTCTTAAATACGGTGTACCTGCTGCCGCTGCTTTAGGCGTTGGTGGGTATGCCCTTTCCCAAAGTGAAGATCCTGGATCTGCTGCTCTTGCTGCGGCTGCCGGTGGCCTTGGTGCAGGTGCGGGTTTATTGGGTGCTCGGGCTCTTGCCGGTAAATATGCAGGAGACATTGCTAAAGCAGTAAATACTGGCCGCGAAGGCGCTGTTCGCGGTCTTACCACTGCTTCACAAAATATCTACGCTCCTTTAAAAACCTCTGCGCGGGAAATAACAGCGGAAGAAGCTGCAAAAGCGGCTGCGATCAATGCGGAACGCGCACAAAAAGCAGGCTCTAGTAAACGTGCCGCTGCCCTCGGGGGATTAGCAGGCGCCTTGCAAGGACTCCCTTCCGTTACAGGAGCTGGGATTGAAACAGGCCTTAAGCGAGGTTTAGGTGTTATTGCAGCACCTACCGCAGCAATTACCGCTGGTCTCGGCGGCGTTGCTCTTGGCGCGATTCCTGGTTCTATGGGTGTTCCAGGGTTTGGTCAAGGTGGTGCAATTGATCCAGAATCTCCTGGGTCTAGCAACACGGCAAGTGCCAAATATGGCGTAACACCTTACGCTAGTACGCAGTACATGTGACATCTAAGTTCACTACCTGCTAAAATTTGTGTTAGATAAGACGTAAATGTCTTTATCTTTCACCCGATAAAAACATCGACACTGGAGGATAAACCAAGGTGTTTATTGATAGCTAGTTCAGATCCTGGTAGGTATAGCCCTTCAAGATTTGGTAAATAGCTCCGTGGTTACAGCTAAACTTTTCAGCAATCTTTCGATAAGAAAGTCCCGCTTCTTTTAAAGCTTTAATCTGAGCCACATCCTCCGAAGAAAATTTTCTCAAAGATTTCTTCGGTGCTCCTTTACTGGCAAAGCCATTGTTTTTATAACAACCGCTCTTCCAGGCTCTTGTTAAGTTCTCTTGTTTGGTAACGATCTCTAGATTGTCAAGTCGATTATTCCTCTTGTCATTATCTTTGTGATCAACTTGTAAGGAAAAGTTACTAGTTCCATGTGAACGAAGATCTAATCCTAAGAAAGCAACCGCCATCAAGACATGAAGATGAAAACGTTTTCTCTTCCCATCTACAAGAACTGAAATGCGGTCGTAAACACTGGTTGAACGAATGGGAATCTCTTGAAAATATTCTTGATTATCGGGATCAAGTTGTTTTTCAAAAGCTTTTCCCTCTTCCGTTAAGTAAAGGTTACCAAATCCAGGAACAAGTTTTGGATCCATGTTGTTCATAAACAGCTTTCCAAAGCATAGCATGCCTCAACTGAACGCTCAACGTTGTCACCCCACCGAGCAATCGATGGGTGCAAACCGGATGAATTCAGGGAAGCCCTAACGTAAAGACGAGGGTAATCCTGAGCCAAGCCAATCAAGTCGTGATTGGAAGGTGCAGAGACTACTGGGTGTAACACGCTCTTGTTACGTAATACCAGATTTAGCGTCCGGCATCCCACAGGGATGAAGAGATAGTCCACCCCTCTAAGAAACTAGAGACCAGGAGAACGACTTTCCAAAGATTCTGGGTGCGGAACTTTACCGTCCTCACCCTGCTTACATTGCTGAAATGGCAGTGGAGCCCGTGGTGGTCCATGACTTCACCCGTCAGCCCGGTCAAACCGTTCAGTTAGACCGCTATAAGTTCTGGGGTACCCCTGGTACGAAGGACAGCCGTGAGCGTATTGCCGACCAAACGATCGGTACCGCTAACAGCCGTAACATCACCAAGGAGAAAGTCCTGGTGGTGCTTAAGGAATACACTGGTCCTGCCGACCCGGGTGATCCGACCCAGCCTTCGACCTTCAAGATTGCGCGTGAAACTCTGATTACCGCCCAGCGTCTTCTGCTGGACACCGGTAACCTCAACATGTTCCACCAGTCGATCGGTAGCCTGACGCTGCTCGACGACTATCGCCGTTGGCGTGACCGCGTCTTCATTGACGAACTTGCCAAAGCAGAAGCCAATGGCGCTGCTTCCACCACCCAAGGCGGTTACTATTTCGCTGGTGGTAAGACCAAAGATTCTCAGGGTCGTGTTTCTTACACCTCCACTGAGTATGGTAATGAGGTGCAGCAGTTCCAGGTGCGTACCGACCTTCTGACCGTTGTTAAGGACCTGCGTAAGCGCAATACTCCTACCTTCGCTGATGGTCTGTATCGCTGCATCTGCGATCCCACCTTCATGATGCACCTGCGTCGTGACCCAGACTTCCGTGAGATTGCTCGTTACAGCGGCAATCCTGGCCAAGGCATGTACATGGGTAACCCCATGATGCCTAACAACGCCAGCTTCTACATGGGTCCCCAAGCTGGTCAGGGCTACTTCCTGGCTGGTGAACCCGTGATGCCGACTGGTGTGCAGTTTGAAGGCGTCAAGTTCTTCGAGTCGACCAACTTCCCGACCAAGAACGTGTCTGCTTCCTTCGATGGTGGCTCCACCTATGCATCCCGTGAAGTGGCCCAAGGTTACTTCTTCGGTCCTCAGTCTGTTGGTGTTGGTATCGGCGGTCCTAACGCTCAGGTGCTCATCAACAACAACGATGACTTCAGCCGCTTTATCATCCTGATTTGGCAACTGTACGCTGGTTTCGAGATCCTGAACAAGGACTTCGTGACCACTGCTTACAGCTTTGTGCAAGATGACGGCACTATCTGATAACTGAACATAAACACTCAACATAGGAAAAGATAAATGACCTATTTGTCCGCTAAGAAAATCTACCCAGGTAACTGGGCAGAACCCCTGAACGGTTGGTACAAGAACATTGATGCCGACTACGCTGGTACCGATGATGGTTCCAAGGGTGGCCCCACTTCCGTGCTGGCTGTTCCTGGCTACCGTTACTTCCAGCAGCGTGGTTACGTCCCTGTGACTGCCACCTCTGGCGCTGGCGCTGTGGCTTCTGCTGCAGTGATCGTTCCTTCGCCTTATCGCCAGGACGACACCCGTCCCGACATCACCGGCATGGTGATTTCTGGTAGCAGCACCCTGCCTGCTTATGTGTACCGCGCCACCATCTCCGTTGCTTCTGGCTGGGGTGACGGTCGTGTTTCCTCTGGTGTTTATGCCGCCACTGGTAACGTGATCTCCTTCGGTCGCAGCAACGGTGGTAGCCCCACTGCTGCCTCCGGTATTGGCGAAGGTGTGATCCAGGCCAACCTGACTTCCACCGTGTCTGGTACCCAGGCTGGTGAAATCTTCTTCGCAGGTGGTTCCGCTGCTTACAGCACCAATCCGTTCCTGATTGCATCCGGCGCAGCCGGTGTGACCGCTGGTAACGTGAACTACGCTGTTACCTCTGCAACCACCCTGCGTGTCTTTGCTAAGGAAACTGCAAACAGCACTGCTACCTCTGGCGGCTTCTACATCTCCAGTGGTGATTCGTCCGCTGGTCGCACCGGTTACCTGGTCGTGGAAGTCTGCTACGTGCAGCCTGATGTGGCTCCTGGCTACGAAGACATTGATGGTTACCTCCTGGGCCGCACTGTTAGCTGATTGAGTTAAACTAAGACCAGTTAATCACTGGTCTTATGTCAACCACGGCAGCAATGCTTTATCAGCATAAAAAAACAGGTGCTCGCGTCAAAGTTATTAGCGAATGGGATCAAGGCGATTGGTTCATGGTCGAAGATCAGGATGGTCGCCTTTTTACCGTTTACAGAACTGAGATTGAGCCCGACGAAGAAGCCACTAAAAAGGTCAAGACTCTTCAAGTAAAAGATAAGGCAGCGCAAGAAGAACCACGTACCTTTCCTCCTGATACACGTTTAAATATCAATGGCGCTACCGCTCAAATGATCGCTGATCATATCAAGGGTATCGGATTGAAAACGGCCCGAGAGATTAAAGATCTTCAGATGTCCTTATCGGGTGAAAGGTTTAACAATCTCGAACAGCTAAAACAGATCAAAAGAGTTGATTGGGACGCGGTCTTCGCCGCTGACTTGATCCGTGTATAACTAACTCCTTCTGTAGAGATACCCCTGGGAAACCGGGGGTTTTTATTTTAGAATGAAGGATAAAAGATCATCGTGATATGGCTGGCATTACGTTTAAAGGGCGTGTTGGTTCCACTGGTAGATCAACTGGGCCGCACTTGCATGTTGAAGTACAAGATCTTGCAACAGGCGCCTTCTTAAATCCTGAAACAATTCGCACCCCTTTAAGTGGATTACGAATTGGTGAGAAGAGAATTCCAGCATTAATCCAAACGCCAGAAGGAAAATTTACATTTAATCCTGAGGCCGGCATTACCATTACGTCTAAATACGGCCCCCGTGGAGGAAGGCAGCACAAAGGTGAGGACTGGGCTTTACCAGAGGGTACTCCAATCTTTTATGAAGGTGCCGGTAAATACGTTCCTCTAGCCAACCAAGGAGCTTACGGAAACCTTTCTACGTTTACCACGGGGGACAACAAATATCAAATTCGCTTGGGACATATGCAATCACTGGGAGAGGCAGCAGATCTTTCTCAGGGTGCGTCCACTGCTAACACCAGTGTATCAAATCCTTCTGATTTCCAAGGGATGCTATCTGGTTATCTTCTTGGTTCTTTGCTGAGAGGTGAACCAAAAGAAGATCCAAAAACACAAATGATGCGAGGGTTTGTTAAAGAGCTGGTACAGCCACAACAAAATGATATGACTGGCGCATTGTTCCAGCAGTTGTTGTCGTCTTCCACAGGTGGACTGTTTGGTTAATTCAGTTCATCTATAATTGAGAACATACGGAAGTAAGCTGTGCAGCTCAGCGATTTTGACAAGAGTAGGGTCCGGTATCATCTGGGCTACTTCACGGTTTCCGTGCCGGCGGGTGACTTCGCCCGTTTAGAAGAAGCTATGAACACGGTTCCGGATTCATACTTCTACGACAAAATTGTTATTCAGATTGGTCGTTGTGATACGGCCGAGAAGAAAACAGAAGTTGCAACATCGCCCTCCACTCGGTTAGAAAGCATCGTTGGTGATGTGGACCGTACAATTCGGTCCAGTAATGCCAAAGAAGCTCTCAAGGTTTGGGATGAGATTTATCTCTACGAGACCAACCGTTTAGCCGGCATCCTTTACGTACCTAACTACAAGGATCCGTTCCAAGCTCGTTACCGTTACGAGCGTTCAGGCGCTGAGTTTATTCAGGCGCTACCAGGCCCGGCTGACGTTTCAGTCGGCACTCGCATATTTTTACATGAGGTTTGGAGGTAGTTATGCCTAGTTTTGCAATGGGCAAAGAACTTGCTGGATTGGGAGGCGTACTAAATCGTTTTATTGCAGCACCGGCCACGGGTGCTGTTTTGTTTAATCAAGGACGTACAGGTTCAGTATTAGATAAAGCACTGCGAGCTATTCCCTCAACTAAAAATACTGATGCGGGCCGCGCTGCCTGGAATGAGCTGCAGTACATTGGTGGGCAGCTTATGCAAGGACGGAATCCTTATTCCAGCCCTGCAATTGGTAGAATTCCTCCTAGTGCCAATGGGGAATCTTATCGCGATGCCGAGCTACGTTTAGCAGCAGGCGGTGGTGGTGGCAGTGGCGGCAATGCTGGGTATGCAACTTCTTTTTCTTCCCCGCAAAGCGGTTATTCTCCCGCTGCAGAACGTGCATATCAATCCGAGGCATCTCGTGTTGCTCAGTTAACTGCGCAAGACCCTGAGCTTCAGCGTTACGAAGCAGCACGTCTGAAAGCCGTAGCACCTGGCGCAACAGCAGAACAAGTGCAGTCTGCAGAAGATATTGGCATGCAGATGTGGGCAAAAGCAAATCCAACACTTGCTGCTAAAGTCAAGCCCGGTCAATCCGGTTATGACGCCATTCAAGGAGCTATGGCAGGACAAGCTGCTTCTCAGGGGTTTGGTTATCAGATGCCCCAGCAGATGATCTTCACGCCTCCCCCCGGCGTCAATACGCCCCAAGGCTTACCTGCTGTGGAATCCATTGGACCTTCTGCTACCTATGGCGCTCAAGGCATTGATATCGATCCCGAGATGCAGAAGAAGTTCCAAGCTTTACTTAATCAAGCAAAGTCTTGATTCATTGGCATTGCGTCGCATGTAAGCCCAATCCAACTGGACACGAATCTTTTGATTCACGGGGGCCAGTGTTGTTGCTTTAAACCAATGATCCTTTGTCCCAATTTTGTTAAGCGCCTTGCTGCCAAACTAAGCCTGGTTGTTGCAGTACAAGCAGTCTTTATCCCTGGTCTCAAAGCACAATCAAATTGGGTAGGAGAATAAAACTTCGGCTCTTATGTCTACTCCACGCGTTGGTATCCTTCCCCATGAAGAGCGGATGGCAATCTTCCGTGGGGCACAGCAATTAGGTTTGCATCCTTATGAGTTTGGCGGATTCCTTTCTTTAGAATCCGGACCCAATATGGATCCCAACATTGTTGGTGGTGCAGGACGTCGCCATAAGGGACTGATTCAATTCGGGCAGAACGAACAAAAGCTTTACGGCATTACTGGACCTCAGACAAGAGCCGGTCAGATGCCTGCTGTCTTGAAATATTTTCAAGACCGTGGCTTTAAGCCTGGAATGGATATTGGGCGTGCTTATGCAACAGTCCTTGGTGGAAATCCAAACGTATCGCTAGATTCCAAGGATTCTTTTGGGACATCTGTAAGGAGTGCTTTACCACGCTTCAAAGAAGGTGGAGATCTCTTTAAAAATGCACAACGTGTTTTAGGAGATATACCTGAAGGCTATGGCACCTTGCCTTCTGCAGGCCAAGCGTCCCAAGGACAGCAACAGCAAGATTTATCTAGCAACGACTTCTTGAAAGGTTTTATGGCGGCAATGTCCGGCAGTAATACCAAGGAAGTGTCCATGAAAGATCTCCTGAAGCAGGAATTGATGGGGCAACTACTCTCCCCTCAAACCATGGCAGGCCCCCTTGATTTCTTGTCAAGCTACCTTAATCCGTACGCTTGATTGAAAACAAGCTTTATAATGTAAACAACTAGGGTAAAGAACATTGTCGAGTACTAGCACAAACAAACAGCCCCTATTAATCGATCGTCCGTTATTTGATTCGGTTCGAGTAACCACACAGACGGTTGGTAGCTCCACTGCTAATACCCTTTTTGTTCAAGGTGGACAAGCACCGTCGATCCTGGTCGACATGGATGCTGCTATTCAGGAAGACAACAACAATGGTGGCGTTGTTGATTCGATTACAATCAGCCGTAACGACTTCTATCGCTCGCCTGACTACATCATCAATGCCTCTACTTCAGGCACTGTGATCTCCCTGGTCAGTGGACAGATCGTACATGTAACAACCACAGGCGTCATCACTGCAACCACACCGGCCAGTGGCGTTGGTTACTACACCTACACCGGTGCAACGACCTTGACGGGCGTCAATACCGCTCTGCACTACTCAGGTGGTACATCGAGTGGTTTCACGTACAACGGTGTTGCTTACGGCTACCAGCCTGCTGTCACCTTCGTGTTCTACCACACCCGTGGAACGACGGTACCCATCCCTGCGTCAGGTGATTACCGTGTGTTGTTTGCCAAGACAGTCCCTGCCAACAGTGGTACAGTCGACTGTTCGGATCTGATGCCGCAACTGGCAGCTCCTGTGGCACAAGCAGGCAATACCGCTGGCCTTGGCTCCACAGCTCCTCTGCGCAACAAGGGTATCTACCTGGAACGTGGCGACCGTATTTACGTTGGTGTGTTCCCAGACGGGCCTAACATCTCTGGCTACAACCCTGGCGCTCACATCGTTGCTCAAGGCGGCTTCTTCTAATCATGGCCAAAAAGAGTGGAAGCTCTTTTGGTAATTTCACTCAGTCAGTGGTCAGTGCTCCCAATGGGATAAAGCCGATCACGACTGAGTTTTCGCGTGGCTCAGTACCAGATTCTATTTACGCAGCAAACAGGGAATCAGCCTGGTCTCGTTGGCGTCGTGGGTATGAGTTGGCAACGGCTACCTTCTACGACAACAGCTACGAATATCCTTTCCAATATCAAATTCCTGTTCCATCTGGCACACCAAGTTCTGTTGCAAACCCTGCACCAATCATTTCCGGGACGTTTGTAGGGTTCCCGACCAAGAACAAAGAGATGGGAATGCATTGGGCTGGCTGGCGTTATGCCGGTTCCATGCGTAGTGATCGACTCGTTGATCCCATCACAACAAGCGGTCTTTACATTGAATCGGTTACAGAAGATACTGAGAATTGGTATGTAAAGCTTGCGGGATCTTGGAGTGTAGCCAACCCGCTTCCTCCGCCTTTTTATGTTGCTGTTCCAGGGGTACCAGGGGGGCTCACTCCACTGAACAGTGAAATTATCGAAGATCGCGTCATCACTCCAGGTGGTCAAATTATTGACAAGGACACGATTGACCCTACAACACAAAAACGGTATGGTTATGTACAAGCTGTACTGACAGCTACAAACCCGACAACGGGCATCCTTACCTTGCGTAAGGCTGGATCTGTGCAGGTCACACCTGACCAAGAGTACTTAACGCCATCTCCCATTAGTTTTACCCCTGGTCGATACATCATTACAGGCGCACGATTTTGTTGTTCTTGCCAGGATTTTACGCACCGTGATTACGCATTCATGCGGGATATCACGAAGAGCATTAAGACGCGTTTCCCAAGAAGTGGCGCATCTTCTGTTAAGCCAGGACGTTTTGAGTTAGTGAGGAGAGGCGGCGAGATTGACAACAGTGCCATGACACCTGGCAATATCAATCGTCAGATGGAGGTCTATGCACCTTCTGGATTCCAACTTCCTTACAATGTTGCCGACAGTGTCGTTGACAATAAAGCGACACGAGACAACCCAGGGATCTACGCTGACTTTGGTGCCACTTACATCAGGAGTACCGCGAACCCAGGCATTACAGGCGCCAGGGCAGAAGGCTTACCTGGATACAATGACTATACTGCTGAGCAAGGAGAGCTTATCTCATTAACAGACAACTGGGAACCGTTGCTTGATGAGATGCGTTACTGCAAGCATATCTACGCACTTAAGTTTGCAGACAACACATTTCCACCAGAGCCTTCTGATTTTCCTGTTGGGAGAGAAAGTATGACGGCATGGGAACAACGCCTTGTCGATCAAACAGAAAGTGAACAGCAATCCATTAAATCCTCCCTGTTGAATAACTTTTCCCTGGCGCAGATGGATGTACCTCCTTACAACTGTCAATCCGTGATGATGATGCCAATGATGCAGAAGCTATTCAACGTTCCACCAGAGTTTATCTTGATGCAAGGCTTTACCATGTTTGATAAAGACGGCAGGCCCTACAAGCCATAAAAAACGGCCCCATCACTGACAGGACCGTTTCTTTTCCCCCGGCCGTCCCCTAGGCGGCCATTGCCATCATACCAGTTTTTGTGAGTTGCTTGCGTACTGCCGTCACGTTCCAGCGGTAGCTATCCCTGGAGCGGGTCTCCGGGAATGCCGCATAGTGGGGACCAAGCTTAAGGGTACCGTCATCGCGGAGCTTGAAGAGTGTCTTACGGTCAATGCCAAGAAGTTCTTCTAGCTTCTGAGCAGAAACCCAACCAGGATGCGAGGCCATGAAGGCGGTAGTAGCAACCCTTTTACCATACACAAGATCAGCGCGGAGTCAAGGGTCTTTATTTAAAATTTATCTTTACGCCCAAACCTGTAACAGTGTGGACAACTTAAAATGAATTAACGGCAATCGAAGAGCATGTTTTGCAGCCAGCACGAGCCTCTCGCCCTGCTAGTTGAAATAACTCCAAAACTTGCCAAGAAACGTTTCAGAGAAAGTATATATCAAGCCTGGGACTACAAATGTGGTTATTGCGGCAAGGACGCCACAAGTCTTGACCACGTAATCCCACGGTTTAAATCAGGGTGTTCTAATCGACATAACTTGATCCCAGCTTGTTGCCGTTGCAACGCAAACAAAGCTTCATCCCATATGGAAACCTGGTACAAGCAACAAGATTTTTTTGATCAAGCCAAGTTAGATGCAATAAAAGCCTGGACGCAACCAGGGAATGTAAACTTAATTGACATGCAAGAATATAAAGCAGCATCATGATTCGTTTTATTGTATCCAACGGGCGTTTAACACCTGCTCTTGCGGAAGATGCTTCTACTCAGGAACAAGAAGCAGCAGAGCTTATTGCTACGCGCTTAAACGCTTTTCAAGGATCTGCAGGAAGTTATAAAACATTGATGGAGGGGATTGATAGAGATCTCCAAAGCAAAGGTATTGCGTCCAAGGACATCGTCGATGCGGATGCCATTGGCACTATTGAATCATTTTACGAAAAAGCAGCAGGCATAAAACCCTGGGACTCAACTAAACAAGGCAAGAATCTTACTGACTTTGATGCAAAGTTTTACGCTGGTTTAGTTCCAGATAAAGCTAAGACCTGGAAAGAAGCAAGTAAGGCAGTTACCTTTGCAGGGCAAAAGATTGCAGACGTTGATATCACCAAACAATATCCCGACTTAGATAGTTACCTTCACGCAGACTATAGCTTTGTTGGTTCTCCGGCTGGTCTTCCTGGTAAACAAAGACAGCTTACCGAGTACACAGAAAAACTGCGTCCTCCAACTGATAGAGAACGTCAAGTTTTACGAGAGACTTTATTAGGCACATCGTCTGCTCAGCCCACTTCCTTGGTTGAGCTTTCTACGCAAGATTACATTGACCGCCAAGGGGAACAAACCTTTGGTGCGCTCTCCGCTGATGTCCTCAAGCAAACCCTGGACCAATACTCAAAAACTCTTAAACAAGAGCAGATGAGTTCCATGTTCCAAGGCATGGGTATGCCTGATGTCAATGGCTTTAAGCAGGACATCAAGAACTCAATTCTTGGCGATCTTGGCGGCGGTGGTTTTGCAAGTTTTGGTCAAAGCCTTTCTAAATCTCTTGACAAGAGTTTAGGGATTGGTTCCTCTGTTAAATACAACTGGCAGAAGTGGTTTGACGAAACGCTTGCCGAACGTTATCGCAACATGAAGGAGATTAAAGATCCCACGGATGCTGCAACCACATACAAGATTGAACAAGAATTTGCAAACAAATTTATTAACGATTATTTGAAGCCACGTTTTGATACATCAAAATCAATCACGGAATTTGTTAGCTATATGGATGTGAAAGAAGATGAGCAAAACGTTTTGCAAACTCAGCTTGCATCAAGTGCATTAAAAGATTTTGCCAACAAACAAGCCAATAACTATTTAAGTGACCTTGCAACAAAAACCACAAGTAAAGCATTTGATCCTAAGTTTTATCTGAATCCTGAATTGCTGAGTGGTACAGATGCCACAAGCAAGGCAAATCTATATGCTCAACAGAAAGCAAGCGTTAACGGAGCATGGGAAAATAGAGCCTCTACTAATGCTGTAAAAGACGGAAAAACATGGGCACAGTGGGCATATGAATACGGATTAGACGTCAACAATAAAGATGACTTTGCAAGGTTACATTACGAATTGATTGGCAAGCCTCAAGGCTATGATCCAGTTGCTGACACCTATACACGAGATGATCTTGCTTCTTTCATTCAAAAGGACCTAGCAACAGCACTACAAAACCAAAAAGCATCGTATGGTAATCCGGTATTCTTAGACTTTGTTTCCGCTGAGACAAAGACACAAGAACTGGTTGACAAATTAAACCTGAAGGACCTTCCGGAAGAATATCTAACACAGTTAAAAGGTGTTGGTATGGATCCTAATGAGACGCCGGCCGATCAAGTCAAGGCTTATCTTGCTGAATTTTTAAGGACAGAACCTGCTTCTGAAATACGCGAAAAGATTCGCATCCTCAATGAACAACAAATTAAGCCTACGCAAGAACAATTGGGTGTTAGTTACATTCAGCGGGATACTGATGAAAAAGCTAAATCACCAGCCGGTGGCACAGCTCTTTTTAACATCTTTAAGAAAGCCGGGTATAACGGAAATGAGTCTGAGTTTTATCGTGACTTCTTTCCAGACGCAACAGACGAAGACAAAAACCTTGGAAAAGTAGACGGCAGGTTAGCTACTAAGGGAGGGATGCAAGGTTTATTTGGTTTCTCCATGCCTGACATGTCCGACCCATTTGCCGCCATGTCATCCATCGGTAGCATGTTTGAAGACAGCAGTGCAAAAGAACCTGAGTTGCCTACAAAGAAAAGTTATTTCAGCATCTTTGCAGACGAAGAGGATGAAGGTGCGCCCTCATACTTTAAAATAGGAAGTAGCAAGACAACAGCTAGTAAATCTCCGTCTGCTCAAGATTTTCTTGGCAGCTTTGGCTCTTTCTTCGGTTAATAACACATGTCAGATAAACGAAAAAAAGCAGCAAAAGCCGCTAAGCTCGCAAAGGATTCAATGCCTTGCAACAAGCCACAACGTACCCCTGGCCATAAAACCAAATCTCATGTGGTCAAAGCCTGTGAAGGAGGAGAAGAGAAAATCATTCGTTTTGGCCAGCAAGGCGTAGAAGGCGCAGGTAAAAATCCACAAACCGCCAAAGACAAAGCACGCAAGAAATCTTATTACGCTAGGCATAATGCCCAGGATCCTAACCCTGACAAAATGTCAGCAAGGTACTGGAGCCATAAAACAAAATGGTAAATAGCGTCAAGTGGTATGATAGTTGGGTCGCTTGAACCCAATGGCCAACGCCAACAGTCGTTTTGTTAATGTTCTTTGTGAGTCTTGCTCTTGCGAAGGAAGTATTCGCATTGATCAATACAGTAGAAGAAACGGCACTTGGAGATGTCGTTCGTGCACCAAGCAAGGTCAAGTACCTACAAACAAGGGAACAGGGGTCAAGAATGATCCAGCGATGCTTAGAACAAGATCAAGTTATTACAAGGCAAAATATCGCTGCAAGACTGGACATCGAGGTTACTATGTAAATGTTGAATTTCGCTTTACTTCTTTACAGGAGTTGGTTGACGAAATTGGCATAAGACCGGAAGGTACTTCTTTGGATCGTATTAATAATCTTGGCCACTACGAGCCAGGTAATGTTCGATGGGCTACAGCTAAAGAACAAGCTGCCAACCGAAGAGCCAGAAGCTCAGTTCCCCGCTAAACTGCACGAGCTGACGCTTCACCAGTATGGCCAAACCCAAATCAACCGCACTGCGACTTGAGTCCAAGCCCAAAAAGACACGTCAAGGACAGGGCCGCAATTCTTTACCTAATCATGGCCGCAAAAAAATGAGGGGCCAAGGCAAGTAAAAATTATGTATATTAGGAGTACTAATTGTTACTCCTATGTCGGATCTTTCGCATGCGGTTAACCTAATCCGCAAATACGAAGGGTATAGCGAAAAAGCCTACCCCGATCCGACAACTGGTCAAGATCCCTACACCATCGGGTTTGGTACTCAGTTCTATCCCGATGGTTCTCCCGTCAAGCGTGGACAATGCTGTACTCGTGAGAAGGCCCTGGAATACCTCTTCCACGAGATCAATGTCATTGACAATCAGCTAGCTAAGCTCAACCTTGGTTTGGACAACAGCATGCGCCAGGCCTTAATCTCATTCATCCATTCGGTCGGCTGGGATCCTTTCCTGTACAGCCACGTCATCGACCGCATCGAGGCAGAGGACTTCTGTGGTGCTACACAGGAGATGGGCCATTGGATCTGTGATGAGGAGCACAACGTCATTGGTGGCCTTCTGGACCGCCGCAGGGAAGAGATCAACCTGTTCCTCCAAGAGGTCGATGCCAATCCTTGGTCTTCCACTGAAGTGCTTCTGACAGCCTTCCGCAACTACAGCGCCGCTCCCCATGAGGTACGTGCAGTTCGTCAACTGGAAGAACGCATCAGTCCTTACATCCTGTCAGAGTTTGCCAATGCGTTTCGTGTGAATGAAAACAAGTTGGGCGATTTCCCAGACCAGGAACTTGATTTGCTATTCACTAGCTAGGATTAGAATAATTGCAACAAGCAAATGCAGAGTGGGATGGAGCGTTCAGTTGAGCCACGGGAATTTGAACTCCCCCTGGAACTCCAGTTTTCCATGCGTAAAGCAGAGCTTCAATCGCAAGAGATGACTTGGGAGGAACTGCGTTACGCCCTGCTTAGCCTTTACCATCAACGCATGATGGAGTGGTGTGCTATTAAAGATTTAATGGCAAGTGAAAATATTGAATTGGATTGGGATGCTCCGACAGATCTGGAATTAGCCGAACTCGCCGCCGCCTGCATGGATGACGACGAGTACGACGATGATGAAGATGAGCTTCAGCCCTTCTGAGCTTCATCAAGCTGGATAAGGCGCTCTAGATACCACTGTGCTTTTTTCAGTGATTCTGTGCCGCCTTTGTGACGCTCTCGCCAGCAGTACTTTTGGATATTACCCTTTAAGTAGCCACGATACTCTTCAGTTGTAAGAGAGGATTCGATGGCTTCGATACATTCCACACCACCACCTTCCGTGTAATGCGGAGGATGGTTTACTACATCTGGAAGAACGACAGGTGCTTCTTCTTTGGTTGCCCAGGGTACCGGGCAGACACCATCCTTACATTCCATCACGGGTTGGTTCTCTGAAACGGAATCAGTTTTTATCGGATCAAACCACGACGTTTTGCCGACAGCATTTGTTCCTCCTCGTCCGGCTCCTCCAGCTCCAGTACCAGAGTCTTTGGTTTCGGAGAGGCTCCCATTGCCAAGCCCTCCTCCATCGAAGGGATATAGCCCGTCATTCCAGGACGTGCCCCCTCGAGATTCAATGGATTTCGCTCTAGACCCTGCTCGCATGCGACTAAACCTCTGTTGTAGGAATCATACAAGGGTACATCATTTTGCTTGTTATCGAGAGGTGCACCAAAATCTTCTTCATCTAAACAACGACACTTGACTTCATCCTGTACAAATGCGTCAAGGAAGCTTGCGGCGGAATGCATCACGGGATTAATTGATTCACTTCTCCTACAATGTTAATATGGCCAACAGATTTAAGCCTACATACGATCCGGGCATCAACTCCGGTACCTCTGGAGCTGAAGTCTCAGACTTGCGTCCTGAGCAGGCTTATGACACAGACTTGCGTCGAGTAGATGCAGGCGATAGGCGTTCAGCAGCATCTGTCAACAGCAATCAAAACCGAGTCGCCAAATTCATGCGGGCTGCCCGTAGCGCTGGCGAGTACCAGAAACGTGCTTTAGTACGTGAGCCAACGAGTGCAACCTTAGGAGATTCAGGTGGGCGTGCCGGTTCCGTTGGCTACGCCCGTAAACCCAAAGAGCAATTTGGTAAAGCCTTTGGTTAAACCTGAGAAAAGACTACGTTATTCGGTTGGTCTTGATACTTTCCTTTCCGATCTTGGTACGTGGTGTGACAGGGGTTGCCACGATAGAACAGCAGTTGCGTGATCCCCTCATTTGCATAGATGCGATTGAAGAGCCCAGTGCAGTTACTGATCTCCAACGTCAAGTAACCTTCCCAACCGCTTTCGGCAGGCGTGATATTAACCAAGATGCCTGAACGTGCATAGGTAGATTTACCTACTGCAACAACAGTGACATCCCTGGGAAGCTTCAGGCGTTCTTGCGCAACACCAAGACAATAGCCGTACGGAGGGAGCAAGAAGTACTGGCCGCGTTCATCCTCCAGAAGATCTGCAGGCTTCAGGATGTCAGGGTCAAAGTTCTTTGGATCGCAATCACCAGCTTGTACCTTGCCAAAAATTAGGCATTGGGAAGGGGATAGCCGAATGTCGTAACCGTATGAGCTGAGACCATAGCTTAAGAGCTTGCGGCCATCTTCCTTGCTGACCAAGTGATCAACGAAGGGAGCGATCATCTCCTCTTCTTCAGCAAGTTTTTTGATTTCCCAATCGGCCAGGACGCTCATAGATCCTTGTAATCGTCCTTCAGTATACAGAGATCAGATGAGAATATGTCCGCGATCTTCATAGATGTTTTTAAACCGTTGGGTAGCATCATCTGTTAAATCAGTGGGAGGTAGGTAGACGACAAATGAAGTGCACGTCTGGCGACGCGAAAATTTCTTTCCGTCATACTCCTGTAGCACTGGTCGTGTACGTAAAATGCACATCGGAAAACTAAAGATTTTAGGCTCGTAACGAATCATGTCAGGACAGTTGCTGAAATACAGGCCCTGCTCTATCTCCCCCGAGATCCATGCGTGGTACATACGCCGAAACCACACGGCATGGGACGATGTCAATGACACCGCAGAAGCCCTTGTTTTTTTCCAGCGTCCATTCTTCTTATCCCAAAAGTACATGCCCGCAGGTGGAAACAAGTAAGCCTTGCCGTACCACTGCTGCGCATTTAGTCCATCATCCGCTGGCGTGTAAAAGCTCTCAGCGCCGACATACTCATTGGCAACTTTGGAACTAGCAACATCTAATGTGATGCCACCCATCAACTCATTTGCAGCAATGATTAGGTCTGAGCTGGTGATCAGCTCAATGCCCTCTCGGCGATTGGATGTGCGTTGAAGCCCTTCGTTGCTCATTGATCAGATACTTTGTTGTAATCGATTTCAAGAAAACGGATACCACCCGCATCGTTAATGAGATACCCAGCTTTTTCTGTTGGATCAATCTTTTGTGCTGCCGACAAGATGCGTCGGAACGTCTCAGCCAGATCACCGTTATTGTCACGCTCTTCCTGTTCTTGAGCAGCGTGAAGCTCTTTGAGTGTCAAATAAAACATTGTACGATCTGAGTCTGGTTGAAAACACATGACTCCCGGACCTTCTGATTCCCAGAACTTTACGTACAATCCGCCCATATCCCCGAGAATCAATTTCATCGTGGCATCGAGCATCTTTGCTTTTGTTTCATCCAGCTCTGGACCGATCACAGAAGCAATTAATTTTTCACGTCGGTTCATTTTTCGAGTAACCCTTGTCGATTTAGTGATTCTAAAAGTTTTGGCGTCGGCTGGTACATAACCACCAACTTGCCAAGAACGCCGCGTTTTTTGACGAGCTTACCAAAGTCATCTCTTACCTTATCAAATTCTCCAGAGCGGATCAAATACTCTGCGACGCAACGCAACCTCCGCTTAAGAGGTAATTCCGCTTGCGGGAATTTACCGCAGATCGTATCTGCTTGTAAATCACAGAAAGCAAGACGCAACCTATTGGCAAGTGTCATGCCAGAATTGGCGTCTTCTTCTTCATAATTCCTTAAGTTTTCCAAGTACCGACGCAGGCATCCGTCATCAAACGAGCCACTGGGAGGCAAGAACATCTCCACTTGCCTGACCAAAGATTCTGGAAGCAGTTCCTCATGGTTCTCTACGGTTACTGCATCGAGATCAATACCATTAAAACGGTGCGCCATTCTCAGTAGGATCCCACGTTTTTTGGTACATTGGTTTGCGATCTTGACGTTGAGGGTTAAGATCAACCGTCAAAACCTCTGGATTTTTAGAAAAGGATTGGATCAGTTGATTCCAAGGGATTCGTAAGACTGCTTTCTTTTTTGGATCAGGGGAGACGTTGACATAATGAATGCCTTCTACCCAGCCCTTTCCTGGTTGCTTCCTGCCAATGGACATCCAGTTACGGATGGTTTGATCTGAGACGCCAAGCCGTCTGCCACACTCTTCTGTCGAGATGTACTCATCGGCAAAAGCTTGGGGACTCAAAACGTCTGTCTCTCCGTTTGAATAACGGGAGTGCCACATAGAACCAAGGATATTTCTGATTCCTTTTAGTTCATGCGCAATATCTTCTAAACTTTTACGAAGTCCGTACTGCATACCTTCACACGCTTTGTTTAGATGCTAACCTGTGAGAAAACAATTTGTGACCATGGAAGAACAAATTCCCGCTAGTCAACCACCGATGCCAATGCCTCCGCAGATGCAAAATCAAATGACCCTGGAAGGTCAAATTACGCCTGAACAATTGGCTGAATTGAAGGCTCGTGCCAGGGAACTTGCCATCCAACAAACCATTGCTCAGCAAGCTGCCCTTCAACAACAGCAGCCGCCTCAACCGCCGCAAGTTATTTACTTACGCCGCAACTTGACCGTTGCAGAAGTCCTTTTGGTACTACTGCTTTCCTGTGGCATTGTAACAGGAATTCAGTGGAGCTGGAACGCATTATCCAATGTTTTGCCCCGTGTTGAGATTAAAGTGCGCTAAATAAGCAGACCTATAATTGATACAAAGGATTGCGCAGTAAAGTAGGTGTCAAACCGTAGGATTTCAGAATTTCCTGCCATCAGCGGGATTGATATTGACGAGCAGGATCTACTTACTCTGGTCCACGTTTTTGAGGTGGATCCTGTACTGCGCAACAAAAAAATTACCTTTACGCAGTTTCGTTCATATCTTGATCAGTACTACGCAAATATCAGCGGTGAAACCATTAGTGGCAACATTGATATTACTGGTAACTTATCTGTTTCAGGCAGCAGCACATTTAATACCGTAACGGCGTCTGGCACTGGAACGTTCAGTGGCATCATCGTTCAAAACAATGCAACAGTCAGCGGAACCATCAGTGGCGCCACTATCACAGGTGCAGCCCTCCAGGGGACAACCCTTAATGCAGGCACGGTAACAACAACGACTGCAACCGGTACAACAGCTTTGTTTACCAGTGGTCGTTACCAAACCTTGTCCGGTGCCACAATCACTGGAGACAATCTATCCGCAACCAGTGGCGTCTTTACTGCGCTAAGCGGTACAACAATTACTGGAACAACGGTTGCCGCAACGACGGGTACATTCCAAACCCTTGGTACTCCCGTCCTTAACGTCAGTGGTAATCTTTCCGTTGCAAGCGGATTGACTGTTACTGGTACAGCTCAGTTTGCAAACGGTATCCAAGCCACCGGGACGCTCTCTGGAACAACAATTACCGGAACTACAGCTCAATTTACGACCGTTACTGGTGTATCTGGAGTCTACACAACCGTGCTTTCAGGTGCCACCATTACAGGTGATACAGCACGTTTCTCGAATATTACCGGTGTATCTGGTACCTTTACGACCAGGGTTTCTGGTGCAACCGTAACAGGAAATACGGGATCTTTTGGCAACATCAGCGGCATCTCGGGTGTTTTTACCCAGGTGTTGTCAGGGGCTTTTATTACTGGCGATGTTGGAAACTACACAACACTCACAGGTGTTTCGGGGACATTCACCAATTTTTCCGGTGCAACTATTACTGGTACCAACGTCAACGCGACAATAATTTCCGGTGTATCTGGTGTTTTTAATAGTCGTGTTTCAGGCATGACTATTACAGGTGCTTCGGGTTTATTTTCAATTGTCAATGGTATCTCTGGTACGTTCAGCAGTTACCTCAGTGGAAGTACAGTTACCGGAGACAGCGCAAACTTCACAACCGTCACTGGAACCACTGGTACCTTTACAACAAGTGTTTCTGGCCTGACCGTTACTGGCAACACGGGTGCTTTTACAAACCTAACCGGTATTGCAGGTGTCTTCACCACAAGTGTTTCTGGTGCCACAGTCACTGGTAATACCGTCCAGGGGACATCAGGTGTTTTTGTCAACCTCAGTGGTACGACCATTACAGGAACAACGGTCAATGCTACGACTGGTATCTTTAACACCCTTCAAGCAACCAACTTATCGTTCACAAATACAACCGTATCTGGTGATTTGAACGTTCTTGGTTCCGGTTTCTTTGCGTCCGGTGTACAAATTACAGGAACACTTAGTGGTACGACCATTACCGGAACGACCGTTCAAGCAACAACTGGAACATTTGTTTCTCTAACGGGTACAACAACCACTGGCATTACGGCTACTTTTACAACAGGTAGTTTTACTTCTTTAACAGGAACAACGACAACAGGGGTTACGGCAACATATACGTCCGGTGTTTTTACATCACAGCTTTCAGGAGCTACGGTCACTGGTAATACCGGGGCATTTACGTCGCTTACCGGCAGCACACTTGCAGTTACAACTCCTTCTGGCGCAACACCTGCCATTGTGTGTTCTGGTGTTATTTCCGGTGGTGCTGCAAACGGTTTAATTATCCAGGGACCATTGGTTATTCTGCCTTAATTCTTTCAGTTAAAATAAACAAAAAGAGACAACAAAATGGCGTACGGCACTATCAAGATTGATACGATCACCTTTACTGATGGTGGTATTGATAAGAGCGTTGCAATTTCTGGCTTAGTTCAGAATCCTACTTTTACGGGAAATGTAACAGTAACCGGAACGATCTCTGGCAACACCGTACGAGGACAAACAGTTTCAGGTGTTACTGTCACTGGCACCACAGCGCAGTTTACCAGTGGAACGTTTGTTTCGTTAACGGGTACTACTCTTCAGGGAACAACAGCAACTTATACGACCGGTAGTTTTACCTCATTAACGGGAACAACGACATCTGGTACAACTGCTAATTTTGTATCCGGTGTTTTTAGTACTCAAATTTCAGGTGTTACTGTTACTGGTACCACTGCAAATTTCACTAGCGGTAACTTCATTAATATCAGCGGTGGTACTCATACCATTACGTCAGGTGTATTTGCGGCAGGTACTGCTGCAAACCCATCAATTAGTTTTACATCAGACCCCAATACGGGCATCTACTCCCCCGGCGCAGACCAAGTAGCCATCTCGACTAATGGCACTGGGCGGTTGTTTGTTGATTCGAGTGGGAATGTTGGAATTGGGGCAAGTCCTGCAGTTCAACTCGATGTAGCAACTGCGGATGATACTCAAGCGAGATTAAGGGCTACCACAAATGGAGTTGATGTTCGCATTAACTCTTTGGGGCTTACGGGAAATGCAGGACAAATAGGAACATGGTCCAATCATCCATTTGTATTTAGGACAAATAACACCGAACGCATGCGCCTGGACTCCAGTGGCCGACTGGGTCTGGGGACTAGTAGCCCTAGCTCATTGCTGGAATTATCTAGTGATTTACCAACATTAAGACTAAGGGACACAACTGACACTTCTTACGCTGAAATACTTAATAACAACGGCACATTATCCCTACGAGCTGATGAAGGCTCTTCTGGTACCACAAGTTTTATCGACTTCAGAATTGATGGCTCCGAACGCGCCCGCATTACTTCCGCAGGCAACGTAGGGATTGGCACTACGAGTCCTGGCGCGACCCTAGATGTTCGGGGAAATGCTTCAATTGGTACTCAAGATGCTAATGCAGTTACGCTTGAGCTTGGCGGTGGGGCAACGGGCGATAGAGCTGTTTTTATTGATTTAGTTGGTGACACGACCTACACAGATTACGGCGCAAGACTTGTGCGCACTTCTGGTGGAGCAAATGGCAACACAAACCTACTGCACAGAGGTACTGGCAACCTAAATATCAGCGCGATTGAAGCAGGCGCGCTTACGTTAAATACAAGCAACATTGAACGCGCCCGCATCGACAGCTCCGGCAGGTTGTTAGTTGGCACGTCTAGTGCTATTAGCTCATCACTGCTTGACTCCGCGTATTTGCAAGTCGCTGGCACTAACAATGAAAATTCTCAGCTATTGATTGCGCGATTCTCCAATGACGTAGACAAGCCCAGATTAACTTTCGCCAAATCCCGTGGCTCGCTTGGTACTAACACAATAGTGCAAAGTGGAGATGTGCTGGGTGAAGTTCTATTTACTGGTGCTGCTGGTAACGCTTCTAATGCATATCCAATTGCAGCATGGATCCGAACTGAAGTAGACGGCACCCCCGGCACTAACGACATGCCGGGAAGATTAGTGTTCTCCACTACTGCCGACGGGGCAAGCAGCCCGACGGAACGGATGCGGATTACATCGGCAGGCAACGTAGGGGTCGGTACCGCAAGCCCTGCAACGTTGTTACAAGCCGCGCAATCATCCGCCGGCACCGTTGCTACGTTTAATTACACTAGCTCTACCGGCGGCGGCTCAGAAATTAGAGTTAGCAACGGTTACAGCAGCACTGCGCCTATCTATAGTTTTTGGTTTAATAACACTACGGGTATTGGCAACCCTGCAGCTAATGCGATCTCGGCAATTATTGCTGGCACCGAACGCGCTCGCATCGACAGCTCCGGCAGGTTGTTGGTTGGCACGTCTAGTGCGTATGGGACCGGCAATTTGCAAGTATCTGGCAGTTCAAATACTGGTACCTATACAAACAACGCATTTAGTTCTAACCACGTTTTTATAAAGAGTCGCTCGACCACTTCTGGTGGGTTCACTGTAGTTCAGTCCGATGATGAACTAGGTGGCATTGTTTTCCAAGGAACTGATGGATCCGCAAATGTTTCTGGTGCCCGTATCTTTGCCGCCGTAGACGGCACTCCCGGCACCAACGATATGCCGGGCAGGTTAGTGTTCTCTACTACCGCCGACGGAGCGAGCAGCCCGACGGAGCGCATGAGGATCCAGCAAAACGGGACGGTGCTTATTGGGACGACCAGTGCAATCAGTAGCGGATCTGGAACAACAGATGGTGTACAGATTGAGCCAACAGCCCTTGTTATTTCTCGGGATGCTCAACCTGTTGGTTACTTCCGCCGTCGTTCTAGCGATGGCCAGATGTTCCAATTTTTTAGAGACACTACACAAGTTGGGAACATCTCCGTCACCAC